ATTGTCTTTTGTTGTTCCATATAGAAATTTCTCCTGACAATATTTGTCGATTTTTAACATTATTTCTTCAGTAAAATATTTTTCAGGATCTTGCATGATCGCCTTACCAAATAATTTTGTACCATCTGGAAGCTCAAATCTCGTTGACACTTTTGAAAAAATACCAGCTTCTTCAGCAAGTTCTAACATACCATGCCAACGATCTAATCCTTTATTATAAGTTACTAATGCATCAACCATTTTATTTTCTACTGTCAATCTAGACTTATGATTTTTGCAATGAATAACATTACCTATTACTTCTGTTCCTTCTTTTTCTTTTCTTTTCGAAAGAAATACAATATTGCTTGAAGCATAATAAAGACCTGTCCCCCCGCCCATAATTTGTTGTGGAAACATCACACCAATTTGGCTATATGTATGATTTGTAATCAATACAGGAACTTTTGCTTTGCTTGCTTTAAGTGTTAATACTCTAAATGTTCCCTTTACAAGTGCGGCTCTTGTCATATCTTTTGTCTCTTTACCGTCAGCAATATCTCCCACTTCTTTTGAAGTAGATAACATACCAAGACTATCAAGACATATCATCAAGGGCTTTCTATCTTCACTAGCAAGGTGTTTATCAAGAACCTTTGTAACTTGATATGCAAACTCTTGAATTGTAGCAACTGGTAACATAACCATACGAGTAGTATCTATTTCTCGTTGCTCAATCATTTGTTTTGTTATAGCGGATTCAGACTCAAAATAAAGAACGCCACCAGTAGGATTGTCCTCCAAAAATTGTTTGACAATACCGAGAACAAAGAATGTCTTCCCAGTTGCACTTTCTCCAGCGAATGCTGTAATTTTGTTTGAGGCCAAACCTCCATATATTGACCCACTAAGTAAAGCATTAAAAGCATAACTGCCAGTATCAATGAAAGATTCGACATCCCCTGCTTCAACACCATCAGAAACCAATCCAGCATATTCATTGCCTACCTCCTTAATTATTTCTTTTAAAAAATCCATTATATCTCCTTAAATAAAAAAATCTTCAAGTGTACTTCTTTTTTCATGTTCCCAGCCAACACATTTTAATATAGTTTTTAGCGGCTCCAAAAAAGATTTTTCAAATTGCATATTATAATTTATATATTCATGTAATCCAAACTCTGAAGGCAATACTGTTCCCATACTAATTACAGTATCTCCTACAGGATTCGGTTCTTTGAGATAAGAAAATTTAATCTTTTCTCCCTCCTGAATGATTTGATATTTCTTTGTAAGTTTATGTTCTTTTAATAACTTATTGTGTATAATCGTACCCTTTACATGTATAGGAGTACCTTTTTTATATAATAGCACACTATCACTATATTTGTCAATTCCCTTAACTGATCTTGGGAATGCAATATCTTCTGGAGGAAGTGTTTGGAATGATTCTTTAAATTCTTCAATAAATTTCTGCATTTGATCTTCAGAACCATTCATAAGAATATCAAAAGATTGTTTTAATTTATCTCTACAAACCGCTGGGGTTGAAGATTTAACTGATTCTAATCCCATTACTTTTAATCTGGGTTTAGCATATTGCACTCCCTCACTATTATGAACATTCATAATATAATGCTTCTTACCTGTCCAAACCGCTTTATCCGCAAGAACTTCTCTAGACATATTCATTTTTTGTTCAAATGCGTTCATATATACATGCAATTTATTAAATGAATTGTTTATGCAGTTTTGTATTTTTGTTTCACATACCTTATCTAAAAATTTAATAATTTTTTCTTTATCACTTGTATCAGTAAAAACAGATTTAACTAAATTATCTAAACAGATATAAATCGAATCAGTATCAGCGGCTACAATATAGTCTTTATCTTCCGTCTTTAGAATTTTGTTCAAATAACTATTAACATCATTTTGAACCCACCTAATTGAAAGTTGTCCGCCAGTTGTGATAGCCGTTGCTTGTCTTTCATCATAAAATCTAAAATATTGATTGCCCAAAGCACCATAAGCAGAATTGAGTTGAATCTTTCTCGCCATCTGCATATTATTCAATCTTGAAACTTCTTTTATTAAATGAAACTTTTCTTTTTCGTCTTTTTCATTTTCAAGTAATTGTCTTGTTTTAAGCATATCATTTTTAAATTTCTTTCTTTCAGCATACATTCTCTCCATCATTTCTGGTAAAAATCCTTGATGCTCATTTGTAAAATGAAATCCATTAGCTCCTAAACATATATCTTCAGTTTTAGCATAATCAGTACTAATTTCTTGATTTAAAAGTTTATCAATTGATAATGATTTTTGAGGAAATTTTGTAAGTAATGTTTCTGGAGAAATATTATATTGCATGATTAAATGTGGATATAGACTATCTAAATCAAAACTAGCAACCCATTCATACATTCCAGGAGTGGGCTCTTTTACATAAGCGCCTATATAGGGTCTATCTTTTATTGAATCTTTTTTAGGAGGAAGTTGTACACCTTTATTTCTTAATTCATTATATATCAAAGTATCCCACATTCTAACTTGTGTATAAACATCCGTATAATTCACTTTAGCATCATATGCTAATACAATAGCCATGTCGATTAGTTTCATTTTATCTTCTAATCGATTCACGAGTTCTACATCTTTTACATTATATTCTATAAATTTTTGATAGTCTTCTTTCCAAAGATTATGTAATGATCCATATTCAGAATAATCTAATTTTCGTTCATTTAATTCAACATGAGCAATATGATCTAATCTATATGACTCTTGATTTTTATAAGTAAATTTTCGAAATAAATCTAAATAATCAAGAGTACCAACACCCATAATTTCATATGCTTGTTGTTGTTTTGCGCCTCCAAATCCCATTACAGTTCTCTCACTTACAAACTGCCAAGGCGATAAATCATAATAAAATGGCTCATCAAATAATAAATTCATTCTATTCACAAGATATGGTATATCAAAAAACTTAATATTCCAACCAGTAACAATGTCTATATCTTGCTTAGACCAAAACGACATAAATTCTTGAAGCAAATGTAATTCATTTTCACAATCAAAATATTTAACATCATTTCTATGAACTTTATATTCTCCGCACCCAAAAACATAATATGTTCCTTTAAAAGAAACAGTAATTGCAGTAACAGGTTCAGGAGCAGTTTCGGGGTTAGGAAACCCATTTTCTGAACCAGTTTCTATATCAATATTCGCAACTGTTATTTTACTTAAATCATATACTATTTGATCAGGAAAATTATCTGTAATAAAAGTATAATGATAATTGGTATTTCCATAAATTTGAAAATTATCTATACCCTCATATTTTTTTATAAAATCTCTGGTTTCTCTAATATTGCCACATTCAACAGGAGCAAGATAGTTTCCTTCAAGAGTTTTATATTCTGTGGGTTTTGGTGAGTTAATGAATAAGGTTGGATTATAATCTAATTTTTTTTTGAAGTGAATACCGTTAGAATCTATTCCTCTGTAATAGATTTTACCACCCCAATTTTGAACGTTTGTATAAAAAGTCATTTAGTGAATTTATAGTGCCAAGTTTTATCGTAATTACTCCCCAAGTTATCTAAATTAGTATAACACAATAGGATGTGTTTGTCAATCCATGTCTTTTTATGAGTAAAGGCATGAAGTCCAAATAATAGTTGTAAATAACATTTCCAGAAAATTGCTTTTAAGGCTTCCATGGCAAATACTTGCCCTTTGTGTGTTTATTAATTATTATAGAACTTTTGCGACCTGTTCCATCAGCTTTATAAGAACAATGAACCCAACCACTATTGGGATCACCTTGTGGATCAAAATATTCTAAAATTAATTGATCATAATCAAGATTTTTATAACACCACGTTGCTAATTCTGCATTAGACACGCCATTAATCTCAAAATCCGCGGCCTCCCCTTTTGCATGTTGAGATTTTCCAGAACTTCCTACTGCTTCACACAATTTAACTGATCTATATCCAGAATTGATTCTTACCACTTTTCCAAAATGATCTCTTACAGGTTGCAAAATATTATTACAAACATTTGTTAAATTTACTATTTGTTCTATATTGGGAGTATTGTCTATATTTTTTCTAATAGCAGTATCAGAAAAAGTCATTTCTTTGAATGAAAAATTTTTGGTAAGTTTCATTGTATTTAATCCTATAAAAAAAAGGAGGCCACAATCATGGCCTCCCTTATCGATTTAAGTTGTTATTGTTTTTATACAACTTTGTGATCAACTACTTTCAAATTTTCATCAATAATGTCAATTTTACGAGGTCTTTTTTCCTCAGGAATAACTCGCTCCAACTCAATTTTGAGCAAGCCATTGAACAAATCTGCACCCTTCACAATGACATCATCAGCGATGTTAAATCTTCGGGTAAAAACTCGTTTGGCGATTCCATGATGTAAATAGTCATCACCTTCATTTTCTTTTGGCACGGATTTTACTGTAAGTGTGCCCTCTGTTAGTTCTACATCTAGGTCGTCTTTTGTAAACCCTGCTAAGGCGAGTTCGATTACATAATTGTATTCACTCACTTTCCGGATATTATAAGGCGGATATGTTTCGCCTGAACCACCCGAATTAAAAGCATCATCAAATAGACGATTAAAAAAAGAATCAAATCCCACGGATGTTGAAAGTTGGCGATTTAAGTCTGCTATAGTTTTTGGTACTAAATACATATTGTCTCCTATATTAGCGAGATTAATTATATTCCTCCGCATAAGCCAGAGGATGTTGCTACATGCAACGGATGAGATGCAATTGCACTCTCATAAGATCCATTATACTCTTATATATATAATTTGTCAAGGGTTTGATTATAAATCTTTTCTATTTTTTCTGATTTATCGTATTTCAATTCATCATATTTTCCATCTTTTTCAACCCAATGATAAAAAGAATATAATGTTTTATTTAATGTTGGAACAACTCTACCATGAGAATTTTTTACTCCCTCATAACAAAGACTTACTCCTTTTTCTGTTATAAATTCATCTTCTAAAACATATATTTTCCATGGATTACCATAATGACAATGAGATACAGTAATTTCACATGCTTCCCTATCTGTATGAACATTTAATTTACTTCCCTCAAAATACATTCTTGTAAAACAAAAAGAAGGTATTATTTTTTTATTTAGAATTTTTGAAACATGAGGTGTAATTTTTAAATGAAAAATCATCGATAGATAATCACAATAAAAATCATATCCTGTATAACCGAGATGTTCAATTGGAATCGTTTTTAAAGATGATGTAAGACTTTGAGCATTTTCAACTTTATGAGAAAAATAATTATAAATCAAATCATCATCTATCATATCTTTCAAATCAATAATCATTGTCCTGTAGAACCAAATCCACCATCTCTATCTGTTTTTTGTTTTGGTCGTGTATTTGTAATATCAATCTCAAAACTTTCTGTTTTACGCAATTCTGCTTGTACAATTCTATCACCATGATTAATTTGAATAGAAGTATTTGATACATTTATCATAATACAGTTGCATTCTTCTACATAATCTTCATCAATAATCCCCACATTATTTGCAGTAATTAACCCTTTTTTCAACGCATTACCTGAACGAGGATGAACTTTAATATAACAGCCCACAGGAATGTCAAAGATTATACCCGTAGGAATTAAATATCTCCAACCAGGTAACATAAGTAAACAATTATTTTTTATGAGGATTTCTTTTTTGTGATTAAACTGATTATATGCTAATACTTTTGTATGTGATTTAAGGTATGCTTTCAAATCAAAACAAGCTGATTTTTTAGTTGCTAACGATGGTATTTCAACATCATCATATAAACAGTAAATTTTTAGTTTTTGTTGTAATTCAATTGAATCACTCATTACGATTTTTTGCCAATATTATATTTCGGAGTTAGTGTCCATTCTTCTTTTTCTGAAAAAGATAGAATTTTTAATTGATTTAAAGGTAAAATTGGGTCTTTTGTTTTTTCTTCATCCACTAACTTAACAAGACTCCATTCCTCTAAAAGATTTGATATCGTATTTCTTCTAGCAATATCGGTATCTGAAAAATTATAAGGTTTACCGTCAAGAGCAAATAGTTCTTTAAAGTGTACTATATAATATTTACTTTGTTTATGTAAAATGTGGCAAGACTGATAAAGAGTTTTTTCTTTTCTACTAGCAACACCAATCCTGGTTAGTGTTTCTTTTACTTTTAGAAAATCATCGGGTTCTTTTAAAGTGATCTCTACCATTTCGCCGATATCATACATCATTTAATTCCTTTCACCGCCTGTATTTAATTTTTCTTTAATTTGACTCAGTTCTTTCGTGGAATGCAAAGGCAAAACCTCTTTAGCTCTTTGTAAATTATATCCATAATATTCTACGATCACCTTGATGTTTTCGTCTTCCTCGGGTTTCATCCACTTAGGAAAGCGTTTGTTTCGTCTGATTGTATTTATTAAATAGTCAAATTGAAGTTTCTTATCAGCATTGGGCCGAATATTCATTTCATTCGCATAAAGGACTGTATCCATTGTATAAGATAGCCCCTTATTGACAATGTAAGGGAGGTATTGTTTTTCAACCTGATGATCAATATCATCAATCATCAGGTTCTTTTTACCATAATTAATATCGTTTAAAAAATCAAAAGGAGTCATAATCTCTTATTCTCATATAAATTGCTATATAATTGATTATTATCATAACTATCTATAAAAGCCTCATCCCAGCTTTTTACTACTGTAAAATCTTGTGATATATGATACAATTTTCTATTAAGTAAATCGGCACCGCAATTCCAAGCATGACCAGCATAAAAGAAATATTTAGAATTAAGAATAATAGTATTATAATATGCTTCAAAATCATCCCATGATAATTCACTAATACTATGTGTCCCAATACATAGATCAAATTTTTCATGAATTATAGAAGAATAATTGTAAGCAGAAATAAAATTTATTTTACTTAAATCTTTAACTTCATGACTAAGATACCAGTTTTGAAGATCGGATACAAAAGGCAGATCAATAATATTCCATTTATCAAAATTTATAATAGAATGATTTAATCTATATAAATTTCCAAATCCTCCGCCAATTTCTACGATATTTTTTATATCTTTACAATAAGAAAAAATAAATGTTGAAAAAAATATATGTCTGCATTCAAATTTTTCTCCATAGCCCAAATCTGATTTTGGTACACCAATATATTTTGCAAATAAAATTCTATCTTGATGATATGCGTATGAAAAATTAAGCCAGTCTAAAGGACCTTCACCCAAAACAAAAGAATATATATCTTTTCTTTCTCTAAAATTGCTAAAATCAAAATTTTCAATATAATGGTCTTCCTTATCTTGGAAGAGCGGTTTATATCCATCCATAAAAATTATTTTGGTGGTACTAGTTTTTTTGGTCTTGATGAAACATTATACAATGCATCAGTATTAACAGGAAAAACCTTTAATGTTACATCCACTTTTCTAAATCTCTGTTTTCGTATAATAGTTAAAGTAATCGTATCACCTATATTATATTTGTATATTTCATCTGAAAACTCTAATCCACTATTAGTCATCACATCATTAATTGCGATAATAGTGTCAAATGCATTTAGACCTTTCGGAAGATCAACATCTGGTCTTACAAATATTCCAAACGTATTCGGAATAAATTCTTTTTTAAGTTTGGGAAACTCTTTTATTATTTTGTTTCTCTGCTTTTTCAGAAGCAATGGCATAATCATAATACCAACTGCTGGACGATCAACTCTTCCATTAATTTTCATAGATTCAAAAGATTTCTTTGCTATATCACCTCTAATTGCTAAACCAACTCCTGCATTTTCAGAAATACTAGAAATAATTAAAGAATTGATTCCTACAATCTCCCCCCACATATTCATGAGAGGACCGCCAGAATTTCCTTTATTTATTGATGCATCAGTTTGAATCGCTTTGATAAAAGGATGTCTTGAATATCTTTCAGTACTAGAAATAATTCCTTTAGTTACAGTCCACACCATACCCATAGGATGTCCTAACGCAAAAACATCTTTTCCTGATTTTATATTTTCTATATTTTCTGCAAATTTAAGATATGGAATAGGTTCTTCTTTTCCCAAAACTTTAATTAATGCTAAGTCTGCAAGTGGATCGAGACCTATTACATTTACTTCATAAATTTGCCAATCTTCTTTATCATGATAGTATAATCTGATATAATTTTGATTATAAACACAATGAAAATTTGTAAGAACATGTCCAATATCATCAACAACTACTCCAGAACACAAACCCGTTTTAGATGGATCTGTATCTGGATCAACATTAGGGCTCATAGACAGCAATACTACTGACTTTTTTACCCTTTCAATAACTAATTCAAAATTAGTGCTATCTTTAGTTGCAATTTCTGTAGCTGATATGTTAATCGGCACATATGAAAAAATAATAAAAAAACATATCAAGCTATAATACTTGATGTTTTTCATTTTTATCCTTGAAAAATTGTTTCTGGAAGCCCCTCTAATTCTTCTTCTTGTTGGTCTGGTAATGACTCTTGAGAATTTTTAGGTTCTCCATCTAATGTTTTTGTTGAATTATCTGTTGGTATTGTTATTGTTTTAAGTTCTGTATTTTCTAAAATCTCAAAAAAAGATGGTAAAGTTTTTTCATCTTTAACACATTCAAATGCCTTATTCATGAAAAGAGTTCCGATAAAATTTTGATCCCATACTCTTTTACGATATTCTTCTATTTCATATTCTGCTCTAATTCTATCCAAGACACAAAAACAATGTTCTATCATTTGTCTTTGACTCTGCCAAGTTGGAGGTTTTCCTAACAAGGAAGGAATACTTAATACTATCCATCTTATAGTTCCTTGATAACAAGCATTTGTTGTATCATATATTAATTGTGATGTCCAGTTTTTTAATATTACATCTGGTCTCGGATCAACAAATATTGTTTTGTTATCCTCTGCCCTTATGGAACTTACTGCCCAGACAACCAACATTATAAAAATTAATAAACCATTTCTTATATAAATATCTGTTTTCATTATTTATCTTCTAAATAAACTGGCATTCTACCATAATTTCTACAAGACATGCGACTAAATTTAATTCATGATCTGCCGCAAATGCTGATTTATATTGAGAATCTGCCAAAATTAATACTAATTGAGGTAACGAAGTTGATTGTATGTGTTTTTCTGCAATGTCATATATTTTTCTGTAAACTTTTTGTGGATCATTATCCAAATTATTAACAACCCATTTACGCACCTCGTTAAATTTTTTGTCTTTCATGTATTTCATAAGTTCGGCTAAATCTAACTCTGTAACTTGAGACAGTATTCCCGAATCTATGCTACCATATTTTGAATATTTTTGGAGTTCGTTTAATACTCGGCGATAATCGGGAAAGTGTTTCATTAACACTTCTGCGACCACTTTCTTATCATAATCTACTTTTTCTTGATCTAGGATGGTATAAAGTCTTTTTCCGAAATTCGATCCAACATTTAACTTCTCTTCTTTATTTATACGAAAATCAATTGTTTGACATCTGGAATGAAGAGGCTCAATAATTCGATTAATATAATTACATGTCATTATAAATGAACAATGTTTTTCGAATTCTTCAATAAAAGACCTTAAGGCGGGCTGGGTAGATTGGGGATTTAAATAATCTGCTTCATCAAGTATAACAACTTTTCTTTTACCATCAAAACTGACAGTTGATGCATACCCTCTAATTTTAGTACGTAAAACATCAATACCAGATTCTTCAGAACCATTTATCATAAGAAAATCACACCCCACTTCATTACAAAGTGCTTTCGCCACGGTCGTTTTACCCATACCAGGACCGCCAGAAAGAATCATATTAGGAATACGACCTTCTAATGATATCTGTTGAAAAAGTGTTTTTATTCTATCAGGAAGTATACATTCT